ACGATGGTCAACGCTATGAGATTGACGGAAACCCGTTACCTGACTCTAACAGCGGCCGCGAACACATGACCATCATGTTAAAAGCGGTGACTTAATATGGCTGATGACAGTGCAGGTAGTATGGAAGTCCAAGGACTTGCCGAACTTGAACAAAAACTAGGTGAGCTTGATAATAAAATGGCGGGAAAAGCCCTATTTGGGGCGCTTGGCTACGCACTCACCCCAGTCGTAAAGGAAGCTAAGAAACGCGCCTCAAAAGCAGATGAACCCCACAAAATGACTTACTCAAGCGGCAAAACAGTAGTTGTTGATCCAGGCTTGTTAAAAACTGCAATTCGCAAACGACGCTTACCCAAAAATGAGCACGTTGGTGAGTTTGCCAACGGCGCGGTAATGGGTGTTTATGTTGGCAAAGGCACTAAGCAAAAAGTATACCCACGTTATTGGTTTTTTGTTGAGTACGGCACATCCACCCAACCTGCCACACCCTTTATCCGCCCCGCTTTTGACAATAATGTCGAGTTAATGCTCAGCCGATTCGGCGAAAAACTTAACGAGAACATTGATAAATATACGGAGTAGTTATGATCGCAGGCGAACGACTATATCCCCTACTTGGTATGCTTGTCGACGGTCGTGTGTACCCAATGATTGTTCCTGAATCAGTCAGCCAATCATACCCTTATATTGTTTGGCAGATTATCAGCTCGCAGCCTGAAACGACCTATGACGGCGACACTGGATACGAATGGATACGTGTACAAATTGACATCTATCACGATAACTACGATGAATGCGTACAACTATCCCACAACGTTGTGGGTATCTTAGATATAAATATAAAACCCAGCTTATACGATGGCACTCAGCAGTTATACGACCATGAAACTAAGCTTTTTAGACAATCTATAGACTTTGAGTTTGGGCAGACTAATAAGCCCAACCAGCTTAAAATCGAAACTCTGCAACTGTTTGGCGTAAACGGCAAGCCGTTTTTGGCCTCAATCGAAAAGCTAGCTAACGAAGATCTACCGGAAAACGAATAAGCCGCATATCTACCTTTCAACCCAACCCAAAAGATATATTAGGAGCCTCACATGGCGTATACCGATGACTTACCAGACAGCCAGCACATTTTAAAAATCAGCACTGATAGCGGCACCTCTTTTACCAAAGTACCGCTGCTGACCAACATTGATTTGCCCGAAATGAAAAAAACTCTGGACGAGATCACCACAACTGATGCGAGAAACAAGCAACAAGCGGTTGTTGATTATATCGAAGTCAACGACCCAGCGTTTGAATTAGTATACAAGCCTACCGACCCGCAACATATTGCGCTAAAGGCCGCGTTTGATTCCAATGATGTTGTTCAGTGTGAGATTCATTTCAAAAACACCGCTGTTGATGGTTTTAGATTTGATGGCCAAATCTCTGAATTTACTTTAGTTGCTGACGTTAAGAAAAAGCTACGCGCTAAAGGCGCTATAGTTATTGGCGGTAATGTTACTCAGATGACCTCGGTGGCTTAAAACCAAACTGGCCGCCGCTTACTTAGCCCACTCAATCGTGGGCTTCTCTATTTCTAATTTTATTCGAGATTATCATTATGGCCACACCAAAAACCCGCAAACCAGCAACATGTAAGCCGACCGCATCCAAGTCGAGCGCACTAACTAAGATGACGCTACTTTCTGCGATAACGTCATCAGATATGCTCAAGCCTGAGCGACTACCTATTCCAGAGCTTAACGGTGATGTGTTCGTCAACCGCATGACCTTGGGCGAACGCGATCAGTATTTTAAAGACATGAAAGAAGTCACAAAAGCAGGCGGTAACGGCAACGCTGAAGCCTTTATTTATGCTATCGTCACTGAAAATGGCGAACCCATGTTTACCTTGGAAGACATTAAAGAAGTAAAGTCGTTACCACCTACACTAACGGCCAGTGTCATTAATGAATTCAACATTATTAACCGCTTTATTAACCGCATCAACGAAAATGAAGATGCTGAAGAAAACGAAGATGGTGACCTAAAAAACTCTTAAGCCAGCCAGATAGGTTTTTTAAATTCAAACTGGCTGGCCATCTTGGTAAAACCGTGGCTGAAATCAATAAGATGATGACTATTGATGAATTAAGAGAGTGGCAAGCATTTGACCGAGTAAGTCCAATTGGCGCTTATCGTCAAGATGTGCAAGCGGCAATGATCGCGCTATCAAATTCTGGTGGGAAGGAATCCACTCTATCTGACTTTATACTATTTGACCGAACACCAGTGACAGCTAAACAAAAAGCCGTTATTGACAAAAGAAACGCTACCGCTCGTAGTGAGGCTTATGTCCAAAACCTTGTTTCTACGTTGCAAAGTCGAGTAAAAGCTAAATAGTCGCGGTTACGTTGCTGAAACATGAATGGTGCGTTATAGTTGTTGTATAAATCGTTAATCTTTATCTACTGCATTATTAAAGTTTCTTTTGATAAAATCCATATCCAATAACTTTTTAACAGAGTCAGTAATCACTTGCTCGGCTTTGTCATGGGTATAGCCTTCTTCTCGCAAGGTCTGGTACATGGCAGGGATGATAAGCGAGCTGGTGGCGCTGGGTGTGACCCTTTCTTCTTGCTTAAAAGACTGTTCCACTCTAGCAATGATATCCGCTGTCATAGAGCGGTTATGATTTTCAGAAGAAATACGAACCTTCTCTTTTAAGTTCTCTGAGATTCTTAATTTAAATTGCGGGTCTTTTTGGTGAGACATTATAATTTCCTTAATGAACCTCATAGGTGTTGACACCCTAATAGGGTTAGTGTAATATCTTTAATGAACCTATGAGGTTCATAACTAACTTAAGAAAGGATGTTTTATGAGTGATTATAGAGAAGGTAAAGCAGATTTCAAAATTCGACTGCCAAATGACTTATTAGATTGGCTTAAATCTAATTCTGAAAAAAACTATCGTACCGTTACTGCTGAAATTAATATGCATCTAGCACACGCCAAGGCGCGTATTGAAAAACAATCAGGCACAAAAAAAGCAGATGATACCGTCGAAAGTAACCCATCTGCTTCTACTACCATTTAATTCGTAAAGGAACTAAACATGACCATTATAGCAAAAGCCTCTAATGGAGGCAATAACATTCAAACTATCGACTTTAACGGTCAAGAGCTGTTAACAATCGAAAAAGATGGTATTCACTATGCCGCTGTTAAACCTATCTGTGAAAATATTGGATTAAACTGGGACAGTCAGTTTCGTCGTATAAAACGTGACGACGTATTAAATTCAACCGTTGCTATGATGGCAATAGTTGCCGAAGATGGTAAAAATAGAGAAATGATGTGTTTACCCATCGACTATCTTAACGGTTGGTTATTTGGTGTTGATGCCAAGCGCGTTAAGTCTGAAGTCAAAGCGCCACTTATTCAATATAAGATGCAGTGCTATAAAGTATTACACGACTACTGGCATACTGGTCAAGCTATCCATCCAAGCGTGAACGAAGAGCTGCCATCAAGCGTAAAAGATCGCAATGGTCTTATCAAAACTGTACACATGGCAATGAAACGACTAGAGCTTGGATTTTCAGAAGCCTTTAACTTGGTATTACATCGTTTTAATGTGGCTCATGTTGGCGACTTAACGGTCAGCCAAGTTGGTGACGCAGTAGAGTATCTGCACCGGATGATGTTTACAAAACAGACCGTCTCTGCACCGACACAGCAAACAGAACAAACAGAGCCTTTCTATTATTACCGTAATAACGACCGCTTGGTATCACAAGTTGATTTGCAAGGTAGACTGTGGACTCGACCACTAGCCGATCACGAATTTCTTATTTCGATCACAGAGCTACCCCAGTTTATCAATGACTGTGATGATCTTAATTTACAAGAGTTGACCGCGTTGAGCTACTCAGTATCCAAGAAAATGGTCGAGGCGCAAACGTGGTCAAATGTGGTCATGGTCGGCAATAGTGGAGAGCCGTTATGAGCGTTAATAATATAACGATCAATAACCATGTTCCTAGTACGCATCCTTATTACACCTCACAGCCGCATAGTAATGATGATGCCATGACCGCTACTTGTAGTCACATCAACTCTGCCAAAGCGGTGCTTGAGCTGATGATGGATAAGTATGAGAACGATAGAAAGTTACCCAGTGAGCTCGCCGCACTAATGGCGCATTTAGACAGCGCTTATGACTTGGTACAGTTCTTACCTAAATAAATTTATATCAGTAATAAAAAGCCCTGTCATCCGATGGGGCTTTTTATTGCCCAAAATCGGAGTACGGCATGGCAAAAGTATTACAACGACTTGATATCTTACTGTTTGCCAACACCGCACAGTACCGCCGCGAAATGCGTGATACGCAAGACAGCACTACCACTATGTTTGGAGCAATGCGGGCTGACGCCGTCAAGTTAGGCAAAGTTGG